GTCTACGTTAAATAATTTATCTGCAATACTGTCAGGTCCAAATAAACCGCTAAATTGAGGGTCTTGTGAAGCCTTGTAAGCTGCTTGTTGTTCTGGAGTAAGTTGTGCCAATGCTTCTGGTGTCATTTGACCCTGTGGTTGGAATATACTGCCTATACCACGTCTTATGCTTGGTCCTATATTTCTACCAAACATACCTTCGCCTTTTCCAAAAATACTACCTATACCGCTTTTCATTTTTGATAATAAATTACCGCTGGTTTTTGCTCCAGCTGTTGCAACATCAGCTCCTGTTCCTAAACTGCCAATGCCTGAAGTTAACTTACCCACTCCGTAACTTGTAACACCCGATTTCAATGCGTCTTTCCAACTGCCACCACCCAGTTTAGTGGTTCCAGCTGCAATAGCAGCACTCATCAAAGGTCCTACACCGGGTATAAAATTAGCTAAAGGACCAACAATAGGTGCTACTGTTTTTGCAATTTTTTTAAGTCCTTTGCCTAATTTCTTCAAGAAACCGTGTTCTTCCGCTCCTGTGTAAACATTAAGACTGGCTACACCAGACCCAAAAACCATAGACTCTGGGTCTATGCCTTTTTCCAAAGCTGCTCTTTCTATAGCGTCTTCAAGTTGTGGATTGTTCTCTAACATCTCGGCAGAAACATTTATGTCACCTGTCCTAACGTGAGCCATCATGTTGTCTTCGCCACCAGTTTGCGACAGTTGATCTATAATTTCAGCCTGTGGTGCCAATGCTTTTGTAGTAGCGGCTTCTATCAAATTGTCCAATGCTTCTATTTCTTCTGGGTCATTGGTCATTGACTTTTGTTGTTGCAGTTCATTAATTGCTTTTTGCAACTCAATTAACTTTTGATCGGTTCCCATGTCTGGAGCAACCGCTTCCATTTGATCTCTCATGGGATTCATTGGAGCCATGCTTGGTGCGGTTCTAGCTCGTTCTTGATAGGCTCTTAATTCTTGGTCTTGTGCTCTTTGTGCTATGGTTTCTGGAGAATCTTCCATTCTACCAGTTGCAACCACTTCAGGTATTGACGTGTCTGTTCGTGTTTCTCTGTTTACAGCCATCTGTAACATGTTTTGAAATTGCGGATCGTCTCTGTTCAAACCAGTTCTTTGTTCTAGTATAGGTATGTAGCTTTGTGCATCTTGAACTAATTTAGGCTCACCATCAGCTATACGACCAGCGTAATCTAGCAAAAGTTCTTTAATATCTGAGTTTTGAAAAACAGCTGGACTACTTGCCTGTCTGTTTCGTAAGTATTCTGTGTCAGGAAGTTCTATGCCAGCAAAAGGATCGCTTTGTCCAGAATTCATCATAAAAGACTGTTGTGGCTCTGGATTATAAAGTCCAGCCTCATCACCTGTCAGGTTACTTATTCTTCTTTGTAGTTCTTCGCTCATCGCCATAATCTTACCTTTTTATATCTTAACCGAGTCTTTGCTTATTGTAGCACCAACTTCAGTAATGTCATGTGTACCATTGTTCTTGATTCCATCCATAGACTGGACCCGTTATGTTTACCGTTACATTCCCATCAAGGGTTACTGTAACAGCTCCTATTGAAGCCTTGGCTTCTAAACCAAATTGAGGACCTACCGAAAGGTTTACCCAAGCATCGCCATCATAAACTTGCAACTCTTCTGTCGTGGTGTTCCAGATAACGTCACCAGCACTAAAAGAAGAAGAATTGCGTTCTAAGTCTGTGTATTGTGGCGTGGCAGTAGTGTCAAAGCGTCCTAAGTTTAGTTCCATAATACGAACCAAACGATTAAAAGTGTCTATAGACACCATGTTGCCCTGTGCTATTGGCAATCTGGTTTCTAGTAACTTGCCCACTATCTTCTACCAGACGGCTGTACGTCTAAACGTGTAGCTCCTAGTCGCCATTTGTAGTCTTTTCTGTCAACCGTATTGTCGTCATCAGACTCAAATCGCAACACCAACTGTCTGCTTCTGGCTCTAAGGTTAGAAAACTTAGAGGTTGTAGTAACCTGTGTGGTTGAGTTTGTTGTTAGAGAGTCGCCATTAAAGTCTCTGCTTTTAACAACTATGTTCATGGCTGGAGAAGGATTAGTACCTGTCTGTGTAGCAAACAACACATCTGGTATTACTTTTTTTACAAAGGCAAAGTTCTCACCATCTGCTATGTCTATGTCTGCCGACTCTATAAAGACATTATCCATTGCACTTGTGTCATCGTTAAAACCAGTCTCGTGTGTAAACAAACAATTTACAGATGAACTTACGCCAGACGCTATTGGTTTGTTTTCTATACCAGCATCCAACCAAGCGTGTCTCACCAAAGAGCCTATAGACCAAGAGTTCTCTTCGTAGTTGTATATTGCATAACGTGATATTTCATTAGTGCCATCTTCTAAAGAAGGATAAAAGAACCACACTTCAGAAAACTCGCTGTTCAATGCAATGTGACATTTGTACGCTTGTGATAAATTTAAGTCTGAAAAAACATAATCTTGTACTGAACAAGGCAGTTTTTGTACAGCACCGTTGTAAAAGTAAAAACCATTTTTTGACATGTAATAGACACCATTGGAAGCATTGACTACAGCTTTGGGTCCTATCAATCCAGCACCTTCGTTAATAAGGTTTACAGCAAAGATCAATGGAGGTCCTATAAAAGTCATGCTGTACAAACTTGTGTCTGTCCAAATCAACACTTCTTGTCTTGATTTTAAACCACCTATTATTAAAGAACCGCTTGATAATCTCAAAGAACCAGCAGAATTAGTAGACAGTGGTTCAAACTCTAATTCGTTTTCTGAATCACTAAAGGCTATGAGCATTGGGTCTAGCGTACCAGTTCTGGCACTGCCAGATATAGGGTCAGCTCCTAATACTATCAAATGCCTGTCAGTCTCTGATGTGATAACTTGTAAGGCAGCTGTAGGTACTAGGTTTGCACCAGATGTGCCAGACAAACTGACTGCTCTTGTTTCTAGTCCGTTGTTTTCTACCCACCTAAAAATACCACCAGCTCTTGGGTTTATAATTAAATTTTCACCAAAGTTGTCGTGTGTCCACAGCCTAAGTTGACCAGTTGCAGACAAAGCACTTGTAGAACCAAACGTACTTGCCGACCAAGACCCAGAACCCCAACCAGCCGATTGTACAAAAACATCCAACCCAGAATTTATTTGGTAAACAGCATCAGCTCCAGCTCCACCATTGCCATCATCACTGCTATTAGCAGTAACAGCATCACCAGCAGAATCTGTTGCTGTAAACGTAAATGTGTTTGCAGTTGCAACCCCATTAACTTGATACTCTTTGTTTAATACCGCAGCTGTAATAACACCACCAAGACTAGCTGCACCAGCTAACGTAACCCAATCTCCAATAACAGCTCCATGATTTGAATCTGTAGCTGTAATTAAGGATAAGCCATTGGTGGCTGAAAAGACTATGCCATTGGTTGTAGTAGCCCTTATGGGAGTTACATCATTGTAACTACCGCCATTGTCTATGTAATACTTAGAAGTGGTACCAAATCCAAGATAACGTGCACCACCTAATGAAATCCAACTGTGTAGTGCTCTGGCTGTGTCAAAAAATACGTTGGTACTTTTCTTTGCCCAACCGCCTACTTTTTCTACGCCACCTTTTCTAAAGCGTACTAAGTTGCCGTCTACCCAACCATTCTCGTTGGAGTAATCGGTTTCTTCCTTGTTTATGCCGGGTTTGAAACTAAATTTTGTGAGTGGCATCTCTTGACTCTACCATTACTAAAATTAATTTAAGCTATTCTTATGATGGCTGCTGTAGCACTAGCTGCTGGAAAAACTACTGTAAAGTCTCCAGCGGTGCTTGTTTTGTCTCCTCCGAAATCAATAGCAGCCAAGGCTTTGTTTGAGTTTGTTGAGTTGTAAATCAAACAACCTCTTGCAGTTACTGTAGCTGTACCAAACGTCAAATCAGCAAAGTCAACTATTGCTGTAGTACCAGAAACTGCTGGTGTCACGTTAGTCAATGCTGCTCCAGCTGCTGTGTAATTGGTACCAGTAACTTCTTGTGCAGTTGAATACGCAGTAGTACCAGCTCCCATTGTTGCTGATGATGTGTATAAGGCTAACTTGATCGAGTCAGCTCCGTTGGTTAGATTGTGACCTTCTACAAGTATTTCTTGCTTGAAACTTGTTGCTATTGCTGATGTTATTGCCATTTCTTAAAGCTCCTTTATTATCTTAGCCATGTCATCATGACCTTGTTGCCTTAATAAATTCACATACGTCACATTTTTAGAATTTATTGCGTTCTTAATACTATGTAAGATTACAGTATAAACTTGGTTTTGAAAAGCCATAGCTTGTTGTTTGACATGCTCAGGTGCATCCATAGAAATTTCACATATTTTCTTTGTGGCTTGTTCTGCCCAAAACTCAGGGTCGTGTCCTTTGTTGTGCGTGGTGTGAACACCAACTTGACCTAATTGTATGAAGCTGTCTGTCATCCTTTGTATGGCTCTGGTGGCTCCTCGTCTCTGT